CGACGACACGTCTGAAACCACTCTTCAGTACCTGAAGCCTCTGGGTTGAACTCGTTCAATCTACGAGCATAGGTGCGCTTGAAAGTAACATACCCAAGAGGGCCCCAGGGTACTTCCTTACCTGAATACTGATCAATGAAAGTATCGGACAGCTTGAATTTACGAATATGTGTTCTCATCATTTGTTTTTTCCTTTGTATTTGTTGTATTTTGTTAAAAGTAGTTTCTTTTGTGCGGAAAGACTCAAAGGAGCCTTGCCTTGATTAGTGCTTTGTAGCCCACCTGCAGTTGGCTTATTAACGATTTCTATACTAACATTAGAAGTATCCATCTGCAAGTCAAAAACCAGACCGTCAGGGCCATTACGATTTTTAGCAACAAAAATCTTGCCAGTATTGTTTTGTTTATCTTCTGCTGTTCGTGATAGTGTGATAATCAAGTCAGACACAAAGCATTTATTGAAGGCTTCTGAGATTTGTTCCATTGTGACAACTTCAGCATTTAGGCCAGAACGGTTTGTCTGAGATGCTGTCCACACTGGGCATTGGAATTCTGTTGAAATACCTCGTAACTCTTCATAAATACTCTCTAACTCATTTCTTTTCTCTTTTCTTACGGTTACTGGTTTAAGCAAATCAGCATAATCAACAATGATCATACCAGGGTTTATGCCCCTTTTGATAAGACGAGAAAGGTGGGCTTTTATTGTGTTAGTCGATGCAGATTTTGTTGGATATTCCTTGACGATCAGAGACCCATCAATATCCTTAATCTGCTCAAAGATGTCATCTTTGTGGTCCATAAGGTTTGAAAGCGGGAAGCCAGTGATGCAGCTATCGAAACGATTAGCAACAACTGTGTCCTGAAGCTCAAGTGTGTAGTAAACCACTGTCTTACCCTCCTTGATTCCTTCAGAGCCAAGGTGAACAAGAGCCATAGACTTACCTGCCCCAGTAGGAGCAATAACAACGCCAAGCTCGCTTTTACCAAGTCCGCCACCACAAATATTATCCATCTTAGGCCAACCAGTAGTAACCGGGTTTCGGAACTTAGGCTGGTATCTTTTTTCGAAGTCTGCAATAAAGTCGTGGCCAAAGTTGTTCTCAGAGCCAAGCTTTAGTGCATCGTTGATCACCTTGGAAATCTCATCAAAAGATGAAGAGCCAAGAAGTTCAACTGACTGTATCATTGCTTCTTTAAGCTTCTGCTTTCTGCAGAACTCAAGAGCAGTTTCCTTAATGTATTCAGTCTCAAATAATTCATGAGTGTGAATACGAGCAAAGTATTCTCTTACTTGCTTCTTTGTGATCTCGTTCTCATTTTCGAGATCGGTTCTCATAATTGTAAGCATGGCATCCACAGATGGATGCTTGCCATACTTATGTCTGTAGATCATTATCTTTTTGACAAAGACACGAAGGTATTCCAATTCCAAGAAACTTGAATCTAGAACTTCGGTAATCTGATCTGCAAAAGGCCTGTCCTCAAATATGAGTTGCACAAGGCCCTCTTGGAAGGTTTTTCCGAACCTTCCAAAGTCCGCTTTTTTCGCTAGCATATGACTCCTTAGTCGTTACAGTAGTAAGTATAACAGCCCCAACTCAATCGTCAAGCGGAGTTGGAATTAATTTTAAGTAGATGATAAAAGCTAAGAAAATTCAGTAGCTTTACCTTAATACTTCTTCTACTTTGCCACACACCATCACAGGATCGATTGCTTCAAAATCTTCATCTGAGAAATCATTAGACATTGATGGCTTACCTCCAGCATTTGTAGCAATTGTTATATGTGGAATCCCGCGAATTTTATTGTAAACAGCCATCTCTCCAAGATCAACTTTTGCTGTAATCACCATGTCATTTCTGGCTATTCCTGCAACTTTGATGCACCCTTCAAAAAACTGTGATGGAGGTAACCTTTGTTTTTGATCTGTAGGGGGTAACATTGTCATGTGGTGTGCATAAACTTTCCAACCATCGGGAGCCATCTTTGCTAGTTTTAGGTGAGATTCATCATCTAGAACAAAAGCAGTATATGCTATCGCTTTAGCAAGATCAAAACCAACGCTTGCTTCGTTTAAATAATTCCGCCAGTTTTCAATTAATAGCTTCATTTCTTTTTATTCATCCGTTGAGTCTTGCGCTTAGAGGCTTCTTTTCTTTTCTTGGCATACTCAAAGGATTTTTTAAGTCTAGCCTTAACCTTTGGGTCTTTGGCATTTTGGTACGCAGCGCGTGCTCTTTGGTGTATCAAGTTAATAATCTGAGATTGACGTTTGTGTGATTTAGACTTGAAAGACTTTTTGGAAAGTGTGTCTTTAATATCTTGGACAGTTGAGAACTTTACAGAAACTGTGTCACTTGGATCTTCATCCGTGTAAAGACGACGACCAGTTCCTTTTGGCTTTTTCCCTGTGCCTTTCTTAGGATCTCCTTCAGTAATTTCTAATTCTTCGTTTTTCTTACTCTTCTTCTTTTTCTTTTTAACACAGTTTGGATACATTTTACCAAACATCTTTTTCATACCTTTCTTTTTATATCCAGGCCAACACTTTTCAACAAGTATTTCCTCTTCTTCAAGGTAATTTTTCCAATTTTCAAGTAAGAGTTTCACTTTTCTTTTTTCTTTCCCGTCTGGGTCTCAACCGACTGTTCATTAGTTTTGATAGGACCACCACCAGCCCAGGTATTACAGGATCTAGCACTATGACATTTGAACTTCCACATGTGACAATAGCCAAATCCTAAAGCTGCCTCCTCTTTAGGAAAACCAGGAAAATCCTCTAGCATTTTGCCTTTTAATTGTTCATCAATCATGCTCATAGGATCAGTTTGATCTGTAGAAATTGGTAAGCATTCTTTCATTCTATCTGAGACATCAAAAGCTACGCAGTTACCACAACGCTGCCCCATTGCTTCTTCAGGAGTGGCACCAGCCCACTTCTTAGACGCTATTTCCCAGTATCCCATGCTTTCCTTAAGAGGGTTCATGGGGCCGTAATCGGCTTCTTCACGGCATCTATCTCTATTCTTTGTGTTTAAAGATAAATCTTGTGTTGGAGGTGGGCAAGGTGTTTTCTTTTCGTTGATAAACGCACGCCAGCTTTCAATTAGTAATTTCATTCTATTTCATCGACTTAGAGCCGCGACATTTCCATTTCTTTCTAGATAAAGCATTGGCACATGGCGGATTCTTACACTTTTTAATTTTAGCTGAACGCGCGCAATAAGCGTCTCCTTTCTTGGTACCGGGACGTATCCTATCACCGCCGCTCTTAGCTTGTCCAGACTGCCCGAAAGATCTGCACTTACCGTTGACTCTTTTAGCAAATCTCTTTCCTTTGGCAGGCTTGCAAGCTTTCTTCTTCTTTTTCTTTTTCTCATCAAGAGCGATTTCAATTTCTTCTCTGATAACTTGTTTAATATATTCTTCTGAAAATTCCATGTTGGTACCTCACAGACTAAATAGTCATTTTTTCTTCTTTGAGGCTTTCTTGCCCCAAGACTTTCCTTTTCCTCGTTCCTTACAGGCTCCCGGTGTTGGCCTACATGCCGGATACTTCTTTCTACCCTCTCCAGATGAGCGACCACAGGACTTATACCCGCCCTTGCCATCAGGAGCATTACAATCTACCCAGCCCTTTCTCTTGCCCTTCGCACCTTTACGGCCAAACCAGTCTCTTAGACTTGATTCTTTGCTTGACTCGGTTCCTGCCTTCTTACGTTTCTTTTTTTTTTCGTCAAGAACTGCTTGTAGTTCTTCTTCGATAATCTGGTCTAATCTGTCAAGGCTTTCGTTTTTCTTGGACTTGTTGCCCCAGTTAGCGGCACCAACCTTGCGACACTTGACGAGAGCACCAGAAGCATAAGCAGAAGGCCAAACCTTATAACGAGACTTTACCTTATGATAACAGGCATCCTTCTTACCACCTTTCTTCTTCTTTTTCTTTTTCTTCTTACGCTTCTTTTCGTCTAAGTCCTCAATGACCTCAAACAGAGCTTCAGAGGTCTCATCATACAAGTCGTTCATTTAAAACTTTCTCCATTTCCTTAATTAGTCTATCGACTTCTTGTAGTGGCATGTCTTCCTGACTTTTATCTTTATATGCTCCAAAGAAGTCCATTTCATAAATATTGCCAGGAAGATTCGGTGTGCTTGAACCATAACTAGAGGGGGGCCTAGCCATTCTAAAACACTGTAAAGTCAAGTTAATAATCGAGTATGTTCTTTGTTCAACATAAAACTTCATTAATTCTTCGGGTAGTTCACTGATACCATCATCAGGGATTTCTACATCCTCAATTTTCATTCCCTTACTGACATATTGATTCTCGAAAAATGCAACCACCGGAGAACTATTAAACTCAGTCCTATTCATGGCTGAAATGTTTATGAACTGCTGTTTTCCTGTTTCAAACAAGACAGCTTTTTTAGCTCTTGTTTTGAACACATCATAGATACCTCTGATATTTGCTATAACATCAACATAAAGTTGACGGCTGGCTTCTTGACTTGCATCATCTGTCTTGTATGCTAGTTTAATGTATTTTAATTCCATCATGGCGTTAGTTCTAAAAGAAGCTTTTACCATCGGGTTCTCCAATAAAAACTTGTAGAACTCTTGGCCAACAATAGTGGGAACTTGTCTCATGTTGGTAAGAACAAATAGTTTTATTTTTTCATAAACAACAGAGTCTATCAAATTACTCATATATTGATTACTAGTAGGCATAGAACCACCGTGAGCTTTAGCAATCTTGTGAATACCTTCAATTTTTAATATACCCTTTTTTAATTCTTCTGGTGTGTATGCAAACTCTTGACTTCCGCCTAAATCTTTCTTTGCTGCCATTTCACTAAGAACAATTGCAGGTATCAAAAACCTTTCGGCGTGTTGTCTAATCGCACTGATTTCTCCCACATCTGGTCTTTCAAAATTTGGTTGATATTCTTCTTGAGTAAAGTAGCTGAGTAACAGATGATGAAAATCATTATAAAGCGCTTGTGAGTGTTCGGGTAATTGTCCACTAAATACCATTTTATGTGCCTCATCGTGGCTATTTGCTATTCCTTTGTACTGGGTTTTAGCTGGTATTTTTGGTTTATACTCATAATCGTAAACGGCGTTAAATAATTGTGTTACAGAACTCAAATCAAATAAGTAAAAAGATATAAGATCAGCAAACTGTGAGTTTTTACCAAGCCCAGAAGCATCTTTAAAATTCTTGATATTTTTAAATTTATCTAAAACAATAGAATATTCTGCATTTATTCTAGAGCTATTTATGGCTTTTTCCATACGGTCTATAAAAACTTTAACTGGGAATTGTGACGCTTCATAGTATACTCCGGGCGCAATATAATTTTTATAGGCAATTTCTATGGCTCTAATTGTCATCAATTTTTCAGTGCCTTCTTTTCTTCCCGACTTGAGAGTATTTGTAAACACCTCAACAACATCAATAAATGCTCTATTGTAAAACACAGCTTGAGTGTCCTCAGCAGGGTGAATTGTTCCAGAACCAACCAAATCGGTCGCACCGTCATATCCAAGATAGCGCCAGATAGCGTTCCATAAAGCAGGAACCTTTTTAAAACCTCTGTTGTTATCAACTGCCACTCTTCGTGACTGAACACCGGCCATGTGTCTTGTAATATTCCACAGCATACCAGTGGGCGACTGTGTTCTGCTAGCACCGAGAACTTTTTTGACAGCCCTTGTGGATATAATTTCTTCTGCTGTTGGTTCATAAAGCTTGTCTACAATACCCTGAAAAATTGTGTCATTTTCCTCGTTTGGGTAGAAGGTTAACCTTACCTCTCTTTCATTTGAATAGGACCCTGCTTGAGAATCGCTTAAAGCAGCTTGTAAGAATTTCATTTCTCTTTCAGTCAGTTCACCTTCAGAAACAACTGGATCTTCTTTAATTGAATCTTGTAATAGAGCCTTTAATTCTTTATAAAGCCTAGACCATTCCATAAGTGTTTTAAATGTTCTGTTGTCATTTAGAATTTTATGTTCAGCATTTTTGGATTTACCAGTAGCTGTAAACCCTGATGTGTATATCTCTTTTAGATTGTCCGCAAAAACAAATTCAGAATCATTATATGTTTCAAGAGTAAACAAGTTTGGGTTAAAGTTACCAGAAAAAGCAGAGTTAACCACTCTTTTGGTTATCTTTGGCAATCTTGACGGATGACACAAAGAGCGAAGAAAACGAACGAACTTGCTGAGTTGTTGAAATTCAACGTAGAGATTACCAGCACGTCTTAATTCTCCTTCTATGGCTCTAAGATCTGCGGCATATTTTCCAAATCGTCTGAAAAGATTAGCAAGCACTTTAGGAAACTCTGTTGAAGCTACATGAAATCTTTTTGCTGTAAACAGCATGTTGTATTCTTCATTAAAATCGTCTACCATGTCCATGAACATGTTTTTCATCATTTGCGAATGTTTAATCGCAGGGATTTCTCCCATCTCTTGGGCAGGATAATGTGTCGCTTTATATTTTGCGGTGTGTGCAAACATAGCAGAAATGCCAGTCAGCATAGCTAGCTTCACAGCATTGTTTAGGTATTCAGGATCATTCAAATTATTGTTTGAAGCGAGTGGCTTGCCATCTCCATCAACAAAGATGTATCTACCTGCCGCCAAGATTTCAGAATTAGTATGAATTACATCATAAAATTTAGCAAGCATCTCAGTATCTTGGATACTTAAACTTTGAAATTGTGTCATTGCTTTAGGAGATTGTTCGATGACCCGTATGCAAAGAGCTTGAATAAATGTTTCCTTATCGAAACCAGGGCCTATATAAGAAAACCTGTCTTTTCCTTGACTACGCTCTGTAAAAACTCTAGACATTCTTTCGAACATTTTCTTGCCAGCCAGCGTTTCGGCTTTATCAATCAACTCCTCTAAACCGACTATCATCTTTTCGTTATCTAGCATGGTGGCGTCTTTTTTCATTACGCCAATCTCGCTAGCTTTCTTGGCAATTATTTGTTTTTCTACATCTTCAACAAACTCTCTAGCTCTTTTATAGTCTTCTATCTTTGTTTGTTTTAATTTACTTCTAATCGTAGAATCTTTCCCAAGAAGCTTAAAGATATTACCTCTGAGAACTGGCGAGGAGGCATCTACTTTTGGGCGACCCGGCGAGTCATATCCTTCATCTGTATAATCTTGTGCTTGTAGTTGAAGAACCTTTGAGTAATCTTTTGGCTTGAGCAAAGCAACAAACGGAGACCGTTGGGCGAACCCGTGGCCACCAATTCTACCATCAAGCAAGGTTTTAAATATCTCTGGCGTCAATGGATAAGTATAGATTCCATTGGGAGTGTCATATCTGGAGAGAGGGTTAATGCCAATCTTAGTCTGTGCAGGGGACCTCTTTCTTCTTACCAATCTACCTTTTGACTCTGCCTCATCGTCACCAGGGCCTACAGGAGGGAAGTCATCATCATCGTCATATACTTTGCCACCAGATATGTCCTTTGCAGTAGCCATATCACTAATGAAAGTGATGTAATGCATCTTCTCAGGGTCTTCTGTGACATACCTAGATAACTTCTGTTCTAGTGTCTGCTCTGCTTGAGCATAATCCTCGGGACTAATTTTTCCCTGTCTCTTAAGCTTCTTGGCCCTCGTGGCCTCTTCAATGGCGGTTGTATTTAGCCAATGATCGATAAAATTTGACATTTTTTCTCCCAACCTAAATAGTTTTATTTATTTAGTTTGACCATCTTGTCAAAGTAGATTTTCATGTCAGACCAATTCAATTCGCCAAAGCCGTCTTGGCGCATCATCTTAAGGATATCAATATAAGAAAACTCATGCTTGAAGTTAGTAAGATTCCAATCAACTTTCTGCTTTGACTGTATTGACATCGTTGGGGAGTAAAGCTGCATTAGCTTGTAGTTTTCCTTTACTCTGTCTTGGCCCTCGATAATTCTTTCATCTACCTTTAGTTTTCTTTTCTTTTCCTCACAAGTATCCACGATATTTGAGAGAAAATAGGTCTTCGATTCTTTAAGGTAGGGAAAATTTTTGGCGACGGTTTT